GCTATTTTGAAGTGTCGGATGAATCCGAGGAAAGTCCACATAACTGTCGAGCAGCTCGCTGCTCTGGTTAATGGTGATGACATCCTTTTTGCTTCTAATAAATTCTTTCAGAGCAAGTGGCTCCGCGTCGTTAAAAGCCTAGGTTTCGAGTTGAGTCCTGGAAAGTCCCTGGAACATCAAATCCTTGCGTCTGTTAACAGCCAGCAATGGCGTTACGTTATCAAAGATCGATCAAATCCCAAAACCGGAAAGTGGTTCTACACCCCTTATGCCCGTATTGGACTCCTTATTGAAGGAGGAGCATCGAAGGTTAAGAATACTTCAAGTGTTCATGACCTGGCCTCTGTCTGGAATGACCTTCGAACAACCGTTTGGGATCAGTTTCTCGCAATGAAGAGGTTTCTTCAGATTCACAGGGATGAGATTCGTCACGTTACCAAGGACGGTATGCTCAATCTTTTCGCCTCCTGTCAGAACGGGGGCCTTGGTTTTCACCTACCGGAATGTCCTGGTAAGGTCTGGGATTTCAAGTACACACGCCTTCAGAGAGCGGTGGCCTTTTCTCGTAATTTGTCCAAGCTTGGACGAACCACAGATAAGCCAACTCGAGGTGGGATCAAGCTTCAGTACACGGACACTGATGGGAAGACATATTCTTATGTCCATCCTAATCAAAGTCTCAATGCTAAGACTGCTTGTTACCTTGTGTGTGAGCGTAACCCAGTAACTGGTGATGAAATGTTTCCGATCACGTCTCTTTCAGAGTACTGTCCCCTTGGTGAGGATCCAGCTCTTGATCGTGTGAATTGTTCTTCGAAGCGTGTGCTTCATTTTCTTGAACATTCTAACAACAAGACGATTTCGGTGGAACGAGTATGGCAGCTCCCACGTTGGGGTGAGCTCAAGCGATTAGTTGCTAGGTCGAATACCTGGCGTGATTCAGAATTGGCTAAGCAATCCGAAATGCAAAATGAGTACGTTTACGTGCCCGTTGTGAAAATCGGTCCTGCTTAGCCTAAAGCCGTTGGCTTCGGCCACGCTTTTTAATTCCAAAACAATCGAAACTAATCGTCACATCTCAATCCAAAATTCACACCAAAAACCACAACAAAAACAAAAAACACAAACCCAAACCAAGCCAAAAACCGGTTGAGAAGCCAAGAGCTTCTATGCGCGGTATGCAGAGGTCCCGCCAATCTCGTGGTCTCCTTTCAGGAGCCCTTGATGTAGCGGAGAACGTCGCTGGAATGTTACCCGGTGCAATCTCAGGTATTCGATCAATGTTCAACATGAAGTCCGCAGAGTTTTCAACTCCCGCTTCTTTCGCCGTTGTAACGAACAATATCTCACAGATCATGCCCGCGGGGCCTGTTGAGCACCCTTCCTTGGGTGTCTCTGGTGTCCGCTACCACTTCGTTCAGCCTTTCTGTATTATCCGTCCTAACAACCCAGGTACCGGTCCTGAATTCTTTGCTGGCTCGCCTCCTTTGGCTTCCATTTTAGACCCAAATCATATTGCACTCAACCCCCTCCAGTTCGGAGGTCCAGTTGCAGTTGAATCGGCTCTTCACGCAAAATTCGTTTTCCGCGGCTTGAAGTTCGTCTATACCACGCAAGTGGCTACAACGCAGGAAGGTCAATTCTCCTTCAATATTGAAGAGGACTTTGGTCGACAAGTTACAGACTTTAACACTTCGTTGATGTCAGTACCCAGTCTCAATGCTCCTTATCGTATTCCCAAGGCTGAACTCGACTACATGTATGACGGTCCCGAACTCTTTTACGTTCAGGCTGTCACTGGCGGTAATACCGGTACAATCGCTGAGGCTCGCCAATGTTGGCAAGGCTTCTTTGAAGGCTGGGCTGCTGATGTTGTTGCAACCTCATTCACTGCTGGTCGAGTTACTGTTGAGGGTATCATAGACTTCTATGAACCAATCCCTCCTACTGCGCTCCTAGGATCTTCTGTTGAGGAGCGAGAGGCTCTTGCCCTCGTTAGGTCCCTTCACCGTAAGGCTGTTCCAGCTTTCCCTTGTTGGGGTCTCCCTCCCAGGTCTCCGGATGACATTCTTCGCGGTCTTGCCAAACTTATGGCTTTACGACCCGATGAACCATCTTGCGCGGTCCCTCACCCTCCTGCACCACAGTCTCGTTGGTAGACACAAATCCACCTCATCAGTGGTCGACCCTTTGACGTCGTTAAATGACAGCCTTTTGCCTATAGGACAGAGACACGGTTCCCACATCGAAAATGGGGGGTGACTAGAAAACTCCCAGAAAAAAACAATGGTTTAAAACAAAAAATCATTCGCTTACCTCCGCTCTAACACCAAAGAGCAACCAGTGGAC